GTTTAGGGACTAAACAATGGCCAGTCCGAAGGGGGTTAATCTCGCAAAGCACCTGGGAATTACGCCGGGGCGGGTGTCGCAGTTGAAGGCGCAGGGGATGCCTGTGGATTCCTACGACAAGGCTACTGCGTGGTACACAGCGAACATCGACCAGAAGCTGTCGCCAAAGCTGGCGCCGGGTGTCGCTCTTCCTCCGGTGGCGCGCACGGCGGCGGCCAAGGTGGCGGAGATCATCGACGGCGCTTATGACCTGCAATCGGCGCGGGCCAAGCGCGAGACGCACGAAGCCAACCTGGCCGAGCTGAAGGAGCGCCAGGCACTCGGCGAGTTGGTCGAGGCGTCGCGGGTGACGCGGGCGGTGACGACCTGGGCGGCGATGGCCCGCGCGGCTTTCGAGAAGATGCCGGACAAGCTGGCCGAGCGCGTCGCGGCCGAGGGTGATGCGCAGCAGTGCCATGCGCTGATGACGGCCGAGATCGACATGGTGCTGGCCGACCTCGCGGCCGGTGCCCGGTCGTTGAAGTTCGACGGTGATGATGGGCGCGCCTGATTCCGCGATGATCGCCATGCGCGACGGCTTCCTGCATGCTGCGGAAGCGATCGCCGCCGGCATCGAGCCGCCGCCGCGCCTGTCGGTGACGGCCTGGGCGGACGCGCACCGCCGCCTGCCGACCAAGGGCGCCGGCGAGCCGGGCCCCTGGCGCACCACCCGCGTGCCGTACTCGGCCGAAATCATGGAATGCCTGAGTGCCGAGCATCCGGCCAAGCGTGTTGTCTTCATGAAGTCGGTGCAAAGCGCCGGCACCGAGATTGGCAACAACTGGGTCGGCTGGTTCATCGACACCCAGAAGGCGCCGATGATGGTCGTGCAGCCGACGCTCGATATGGCCGAGCGCTGGTCAAAACAGCGCCTGGCCTCGATGATCGAGGACGCGCCGACGCTGCGCGCGAAGATTGCCCCGGCCCGCGCCCGCGATTCCGGCAACACGACGCTGCTCAAGGAATGGCCCGGCGGCGTCATGGTCATCAGCGGCGCGAACAGCGGCGCATCGCTGCGCTCGATGCCGGCCCGCTACCTGTTCCTGGACGAAGTCGACGCCTATCCCGCCGAGCTGGAAGGCGAGGGCGACCCGATCAGCCTGGCCGAAGCGCGCACCACCACATTCCCGCGCCGCAAGGTCTTCCTGGTCAGCACGCCGACCATCGAAAGCCTGTCGCGCATCAACAAGGAATGGCTGGCCAGCGACCAGCGCCGCTACCATGTGCCGTGCCCGCACTGCGGCCACGAACAGCACCTGGTCTGGGACAACCTGCGCTGGCCGAAGGGCCAGCCCGAGCTGGCCGTCTATCACTGTGCCGATTGCGGCGTCGGCATCGAGGAACACCACAAGACCGCCATGCTCGCCGCTGGCCGCTGGGTGGCCACGCACCCCGAGCGCGCCGTCGCCGGCTTCCACATCAACGGCCTCTACACCCCGATTGGCCTCGGCTACACCTGGGCCGAGCTGGCCGCGCTGTGGCTCGACAGCGTCAAGGACCCCGCGCGCATCAAGACCTTCGTCAACCTGCGCCTGGGCGAAGTCGTCGCCGACCCCAACGAGAAACTGAGCGAAGACGACCTCGCCGCGCGCGCCAGCGACTACGACCCGCGCACCATCCCGCCCGGCTGCCTGCTGCTCACCGCTGGCATCGACGTGCAGAAGGACCGCTTCGCCATCCTCGTCATCGGCCACGGCCGGGCAGGGCAGCAATGGGTCATCGACTACAACGAACTGCCCGCCGACCCGACCACCGACGCCGGCTGGGAAGCGCTCGACGCCTTCCTCGCGCCGCCCTTCATCAATAGCCGCGGCCTGCCCATGAAGATCAGCATGGCCGCCATCGACAGCGGCTACCTCACCGACCACGTGCTGGCCTACACCCGCCTGCGCCGTGGCCGCGTCATCGCCGTCAAGGGTGCCAGCTCGCCGGGCAAGCCAATCATCAACCGCCCCAGCAAGCTCGACGTCACCGTGCGCGGACGCACCATCAAGCACGGCGCCGAGGGCTGGCTGGTCGGCGCCGACACCGCCAAGCACGTGCTGTTTGCCGTCCTCACCGCCGACGGCAAGCGCCCGCTCGAGGCCGACCGCATGATCCGCTTCCCGCAGGGTCTCGACGCCAGCTTCTACAGCCAGCTCGCCGCCGAAGTCTGGGACCCGAATCGCCGCAAATGGGTCAAGGTCCGCCCGCGCAACGAAGCGCTCGACACCTGGTGCTACGCGCTCGCCGCCGCCCACCACCCCAGCCTGCGCGTCCACGTCTGGCGCGAGCCGCAATGGGCGCGCCTGGAAGCCGCACTCGAGCCGGCCAGCGGCGACCTGTTTGCCCAGCCGGCCGCCGCTGTCGCGGTCGACACCGAAAAAGCACAGAAAACAGAATCCGCCCCGCCGCCGCGCCGCATCAAGCCGGCCGGCGGGTTTTCCGTCAAACGCTGGTAGGAGCAACCGATGTCCGAATACATGATCCGCAACCTCGCCACAGCATGTGCCGCAGAACTCGTCCCGCACGTTGACCAGGCCGTCTCCGAAGTCGTTCGGCAGCGCCTGCCGGCCACCATCGAAAGGATTCTGCGCCGCGACTACGCCGGCGAGACCCTGAGACTCTACGTCCCGAAAAAGCCCGTCAGCGCCCGCCGCGACCGAGACGAAGCGATCCGGCTGCAATACACCGGACACAACGTCAAGGCGTTGTCCACGCAGTTCGGGCTAAGCCAGTCGATGATCTTCAAGATTGTGAGCGGGAAGAAATGACGCGCCTAGCTGTAATCTGGGTATTCGGAATAGCTGGTTGATTTCTGACTACAGTTCGCCGTCTTCCAACAAGCGCACCACGGTTGAAATCGGCACGCCGTAGTCGGTTGGTTCATCGAAATCGAAGTCAGTAGCCATCGAGTAGTAGGTCATGCGCCCCATCCCTTCAAACGGCGACTGCCGGCGCGGAAGTGGTAGTCGTGTTCGTCCTCCTGGAAGCCGACGACATCGAGCTTCAATGGGTGCAGCAGCGTGCTGGGCGTCATTGTTCTGCGGCTTGTTTGAGCGCTTTCCTGATGCCCTCGCTGACGTTTCCGTTTCCGAGGCGCGTTGCGATGGCAATGCTCTCGGCGTCGAGGTAGGTATTGACCTTCTTGCCGCCGGACATCTCAGACGGTCGGCCAGCAGTACCGAGGGCAGCGGCAACCTTTCGCCCATCCAGGCTACGGATAACTCCCGCATTGACCTGGACATAGACGCCAGTAGCCTCAATGCGCACCAGGGCGCCAGTGTCAGATTCATCCCGCGTGACGGTGCCCAGAGGCGTTGAGTTCGCTGGGATGGTATTGGTGTAGAGCCGCCAGTTGCCGTTGGTATCAACAGCAAGGCGGCCACGATTCGTATGAGTCATGGCCGCGACCTTTCTTAGCAGTATTCGCCGGTTTCGACATCGACGAACACGTCGCCGTAGTCATTGGAGTAGCTGAAGACCTTGGCGTTAGCCCAGCGGTCGCCGCCGCAGCGTTCCTTGGTCAGGCGCATCTTGATGGCGCGGATGGTGCGCTTGCCGTTGTAGATTTCGCTGGTTCCAACTTCGCCTTCGCCAGACACGATGCGGATTTCGTTGGTTTCGATGAGCTTGGTGATGGTGGTCATTTTCAACTCCTACCCCTGATTCCCCGAGGCGCGGTTGGTAGCGATGTGCTATCCATGACCTGTATTTTATACGCACAAAACTTAGCGTCAAGTGTTTTATGCGTATAAAACTAAATATTTTTCATCAACCAGGGAATCCGAAGAAAGCGATTGTTCTGTCAGCCATCCAGGCAGCCGGAATCAACCGCTAAATCCGAATACCCTGTAATCTTCCCCCTGAACATTAGAGTCGACCGCCGCGAAACTGCTCGCTATGGCTGCCACGATCCCCTCTGACGAACCCGCGCGCCTGCGTGCCGGCGATACCTGGAAATGGACGCGCACGCTGGGTGATTACCCGGCCGGCACGTGGACGCTGAAATACCGCTTCAAGAACGCCGCCGGCGGCTTCGAGATCACCGCCACGGCTTCCGGCACCGACCATGCCGTCACCGTCGCCGCGGCCACCACGGGCGCCTATGCCGCCGGCTCCTACCAGTGGATCGCCTGGGTCGAGGCGGGCGCCGAGAAATACACCGTCGACGAAGGCACGCTCGAGGTCGAGCCGGATTACCGCAGCGGCGCCGCCACGGCTGCGCTCGACGACCGCAGCCACGCGCGCAAGACGCTGGCCGCGCTGCAGGCGTGGATCGAAGGCCGCGACCCAGCCGTCGCCGAGTACGAAATCGCCGGACGGCGCATGAAATACATCCCGGTGAAAGACCTGCTGATGCTGCTCGACCGCTACCGCGCCGAAGTCGCCCGCGAGGACGATGCCGCGCGCCTGGCCTCCGGCCTGCCCGGCAAGAACAAGCTGTA